AATCAATACGGCAATCGGCTCCGCTGGCGTCATCGAATTTCGAACGGGCGCCCCACCGACAAATCCAACCGACTCGGACACTGGCACATTGATTGTTACTCTCACGTGCGATGCTCCGCCGTTTAATCCGACGGTCGTTTCGAACGTGGCTCAGCTGAACGACACTGCGCCCGAGGTTGCCGTGGCGAGTGGGACGGTAGGTCACTTTCGGATGAAAGATAATACCGACGTGTGCATTTTCCAAGGGACATGCGGCGATGCGGGCGGAGTCGATATTAACTTTGACGATGCTGACTTCACGATAGGTGATGTTTGCGTTCTCTCCATCCTTTCCCTGACGTTCGCGGTGACTCCATGAAAATACCTACCTCAGTCAATGTGTCTGGGATTGCGTTGCGTGTTCGAAAAGACGTCTGGTATTGCTTGCGGTGTGGCCGTGCGTTCAACTTGCCTCGGGTTCCGAACACGTGCGAAGTAAAGCTCGGGCTTTGCTTCACGTGTTACGCCATTGAGTCAATCTCATTCGATGACGATGAAATTGATTTTCCCCCTTGACAAAACCGTCACTCTTTGTGCATCTTATTAAACATAACGGGATGTTATCGGCTCCCCACTTGATCCTTTGCCTTCCCACTTGCTATGCCACTCACCGAACAAGAACGGTCGATCTTCAAGCATTCAAACCGCAAACGAGCGTTCGCGGTATGGCAGGGTGAACTACTAGAAATCACCTATGCTCCAGGGATTCAGCAAAATCGTCGTTGGGGAAAACGTCAAGTGATAAAGGGTTTCACTCGGGGAGCCAGGTTGCGAATGCTCCGAATGATTGCGTCGATCAATTGGGGCAATGTCAGGAATGGCGTGTTCATCACGTTGACCTATCCGGATGAATGTGCCGTTCGAACATTGAGGGAGAGGACTACGGATAAATACCTATTCCTCAGGTATATGGAAAAACACCTAGGTAAAAAGATAGGTGTCATTTGGAGGCTAGAATGGGAAGTAAGAAAGAGCGGAGCCCGAAAAGGCCAGCTGATTGCCCATTGGCACTTGATTGTTTTCGGTGTCCGCTACGTAGCGAAGGAAATTGTAAAGTCTTTTTGGCAATGTGTCTTGCGTGTGGATGGTCCCGTCGTGGCGTGGATCGACGGCATAAAAAGCGGAAAGAAATTGGCAAAGTACGTGGGTAAATATTGCTCGAAGTTGCCCGAAGCTAGTGTTCTTGATGATACAACATATCTCAACACCCTAGGACGTCATTGGGGAGTCAATCGGCGTGACCTGGTTCCCTGGTTCCCTCGCTTCTTAATCCCGTTCTTGACGGAGCAGGACGTCAACCTTGCCGAGAATCTTGCTTGCATGACGTTCAAATATTTTTGCCGTGGAACGCAGCAAGGATTTCAGATTTTCGGGACGAATGCGTTAAAGGTTGGCGAAATTCTTTTCGAAAGAATGATTGACACCGAGAACGACACTGGATAGGATCATGTCATCAAGTGGGGAGTCGAGCCAGCGTGCCAGGAATACCACACATTCCTCGCTACAACGCTGGCTCACTTCTTTTCGACTCCCTTCATGATCGACCATTCCCACTTGCACGGCGTACGCTTGGATTGAGCTACGGTTACTTCGTGCAACGTTGGCTCATATCCGTTACATTCCACGAAAACGCACGAACACGGAGCTTACCAGGTATGGCCATCCCAATGAACGAAGTTACCGTGGCTGAAATCCAGCTACGGGGAATTATTACGGGTGGGGGAGCCGGAGAGATACGAACGTCCTTCGTGTTTCATTTCCGGCGTCTCGCCACGGCGGTTGATCCGACGAAAACGGCAATCAACACGGCTTTTCAAGCCAACATCTCCGCCAGCATTGCAGCGGCTTTGAACGTCGATTGGTCCGCCACGACAAACACCGTGCGCTACATTCAAGATGCACTGGATGCACCAACGGAGTTTGCGAACGCTGACGACGGCGCAATCACTGGCGACCGTTTGCAATCGTATGCATCGGCATACTTGCTAATGCGATCAGCCGTTCGCGGACGCGAATACCGTGGCTCAAAACATCTCGGACCGTTTTCGGAGTCAGACGTCACGCATGCAACCGGCTGCGATATTTTCAATGCCGGAGCCGTGACCAGGTTGACGACGATTTGCACGGACATTCTTGCCGGCTTCACCGACGCCACGTTGAACGTCTGGGTTCCGTGCATTCTCTCCCGCAAGCTGAGCCAGCTAACGGAGAATCCGACAACGGTCGTCACGAACGACGTCGTGCAAATCCTGCCGAACCAAAGACTCGGCACGGAAATCCGCCGTAAAGCTCCGTCCCTTTACTAACCTTTAACGCGATTAGGAAATTTACCTATGCTCGTCGATCAAGTCGTGAACAATGTTGAGTTGGGTTTGTTCCATGCTCGCATGCTGACGTTGCTTCGTTCAACGTTTCCGCAAACAGCAATGGACCTGATCCTTCGAAACGAGTTGACCAACGGATTCCAGTCGCGGTACTTTCCGCCAACGTCGAACACCGTTGGCGTTTATTACGGCGGTGACAACAATCGCAAGATCATGTACCTGGATGGAGTCGTAACCAGCATCCAGGCCGTCAACCTCATTGGCGGCTATCAAAAGTTTGGCGGTTTGCAAATCATCAATTCGGGGAACACGTGGATTGCCGAGAATTACAACACGTACATTTCGATGACGGAGGGCGGACACTTGCAAACGCCAACGTACCTGGATCTCGTCGGCTACTCAGCGGGCGGAGCCGTGGCGGAATGCCTCGCGTTCGAATTGCGACGTCGGGGAAATACGCAACGCAAGAAAGTGTTTACGTTCGGCGCCCCGCGACCAGGCGGACCGAACGTGCGGGACGGTCTTTCGCAAACCGCCATTGTCCGCTACATGACTCCAGGCGATGCAATCCCTCTTGTCCCTCCTCGGGCTCAAGATGCACCGACGTTAATTGGCATGACTCCGGTTAGCATCTTGTTAAGCTGGTCCAACATGGTCCATCCTCGGGGAGGGACGCAAGTAGAAGAAAACGGAACGACGTCGGAAAGAGTGTTGCCGAGTGAGGCGTCAATGGGCGTCGTCTCGTCTCTTGCCGCTTGGTACTTTCAGCTTGACGGCGGGGAAGTAGGTCCCCATTCCATGCGAGCCTACGTTGACCATCTCCAGGCGGCGAACGCTCGACTCGCCACGCCACGCGAAAAGCCAATTGACTTAGCGGGCGGAGAGGATGACGACGATAACAAAAAGAAAGACGTCAACCAGGCGAGGGAAAGAGCGGTTAGGGAAATTGCCGTAGCTCAGCGAAATCAAGCGAATACGATTGTCAATCAGCCGGCCGTCGTCCTGTTCAAACCAGTTCGTCAAGGCCGATTGTGGCTCGTCGCGTTCGGCGACAAGGTTGTGTGTCAAGGTGTTCGTGAAGATACTTGCCGTCACATTTGCAGAGTCGGAAATGATTTCTTGAAATCACTTCCGAAGCAAGGATTGGTTGATCCGATTGCCCTCTCGGAACAACTCAACAATTTCTTGATCTTTGCCACGGCTCCCGAAAGCGAATGGGCTCCGAAGTTGCGAACGTCGTTGAACGTGTAAAATCTTGCGTAGGGATGAATACCTATGGCATACACTCCACCTCAATTCAATATTCCGGTAGACGTCTGGTCTACCGGACATATCCCCGACGATGATGATCCCGATTTTGAAAACGTCTCGGCTCAGTTCTACATCTATAGCCGTGTTTCCGCTGACGTTCATCCTTGCGAGCTAGAATTATATCATCCCATAACGCAGATTAGACTGCCCGTCTCGGTCGCGGTCTTGTGGGTGTCCGCTCAGATCTTCGAAGTTCCCTCGGAGAGTGGCCGCTACTATCGGGCGAAGCTGAAAGAGCGTATCCATCTCGGGTTCCCTAACGAGTACCTGGTGGCGTACGTGGTCCAATGCAATGGACTCGGGGAGCCGTTTCAGCGGGACATTGAGGGAAGCGTTCCTTGTGACCACGAACCAGCGGACCGAACGGCAACGGGAGCCGTTGATTTTGAGATGGACATGACGGGAGAGGGTGAAGCTATCTTGATTGACTCGTCAAGCGTTCGTCATGCCTCGGGCGGACCGTTGCTGATTGAATTTCCGATCACTGGAGAGGGAGAAGCGTTCAACACTGGTCCGCCTTGAAACACGTAGGGAGTTATCACGATGCAATGGAACCAAGATTTTCTTGATGCGTATGCCGAGGCAATCCTTGACGAAATCAATACGGCAATCGGCTCCGCTGGCGTCATCGAATTTCGAACGGGCGCCCCACCGACAAATCCAACCGACTCGGACACTGGCACATTGATTGTTACTCTCACGTGCGATGCTCCGCCG